CTCGGGCAGCGTCACCAACTGTTCTTCGGGTTGTTTATGCTCGCCTACATGCGGCTTACCAGGGGTTTCCTCTTGCGGTTTTGGTTGTGGCGTATATCTTACGTAAGGATAGATAGAGGTGTAATTGCCATCTAGCAAGCGCTCCTCCTCTACGCTGACGATATTACGGCCATACTCCAATACCGTGGGAGCTTTACACCCCATTTGCTTGCGTAAGATGATTGTACGGTTGTCAAACTCGTACTCACCACCGTAAACATCTAGGATAGAGCCAGCGACACCTCCTAGAGCACCACGGGCATTGCCGATTTTATCAGCTTCCCAGTTAAAGCTGCCAAGCGTTAAGATGTCGCTTTTAACGTCAAACTTATCATCACCGACAAGGTTTTTCTTCCAGATTTCTAAAGCTGATTCGGCTCCTACGCTCGCACCGTTTACAAACGGTTTTAAAGCAATATCCTGTGTGCGCATAGAGATATGACGCGCAAAAATCTCGATGTGGTCTTTACTATTTCGTAGTACCCTATTAATCTCAAAAGTCTGCCATTTGGTTCTACGACCAGCGTCAGACTTAATCTTCATTTCCTCTTTAAAAACTGAGGCAAAGACACCATCTAGTGGATATTTGATATATAGCGAGTAATTACCATTACGCTCACGAGTGACTTTAACCTCATAAGCATCCGCAATCTCACCGAGACCAAAAGTCCTAAACTTGGTTTCCTTAGCCTCATACAAAACTGGTATCATACTTTAACCCCCCAGTTTGGTACTGCGGTGATGGTAAAATTACCAGTCCACGAGATTTTGTTTTGACCAACGTCAAATAAAGGCATACGGTGGCGCTCTGTCCGCACGATATTATCCCAAGCCGACAAGACATCTTTATAGACCAGATGTCTCTCCATATCTATGACGAGTTCTCCTTGCACATTTTCCAGCCCTGTCTTAAAGCCATTAATGGTTAAAACCCCATTGCCTATACCTTTGATTTTTAAGATAGGTTTAGCCTGAACATTGCCGGGATTTTGTAGAGTACTACCATTAACGAGAGACACCTCTTGCTTACCCGTTTTTAAGTATTTGATAGGGTGGATTAAGAAATTAACCTTTAATCTACCAAATTGCTTAAGTATCTCGTCTATTTCAAAAAGATTGACAACACTAGCCCGATAGATATAGTCCTTGTCCCAAGACAAAGCTAAGTCATGCCAACCTTTGACGTGCAACCACTCGCTTATTTTTTGCTGATTAACAGTCACATTACCGACCAAGGAAAAAGGGAAGCCTTGTTCGATAACTTTTAAACGACCATTGTCTTTTAAGAGTACACCGTCACGTCCAGCTACTTCGATTAAATCAACGTCATTATTTGTCGACTTAATTAACCGCTCGCGTTCTAGCAACAAACCTAAATCATTGCTTTTAGTTCCGTTAAACTCAATGTATCTCACTAAGCTAACCTCCCTTCTTCACCTTTTGTGTAGTAAGCTAATTCTCTGAGTAGCCGTCTCATGTTTTCTTGACTAAACATATCTTCTGAACTACTGCTATTAGTAGCGTTTAGTGTATAGTTGTTTGTGACATTTCTGTCATCTCTGTCTTTAAGCACCTTAATCAACTCGGCAAGTTGTGGATCAGCGTTAACGACTACAGTTCCTTTATCTTGCACAAATTTAAGACGAGTTGTTAAGCTAGCGATTTTTGTATCATCAAAACCTATTCCATTTGCATAGTGCGGGAATAACTGTTTTGTTCGGCTGGCCTTTAAAACTTTTGACCCTCTCGGTAGAGGGAGGATAACGTTTCGACCGGTTGGGATAAATGATTCTCCAGTCGGTAAGGTAACTAACTCTCTATATAGCGCCCCTTTTTGGTCATTGACCACAGCTAACCCGCCAGGGTGGAAATCAGTCCCTTTTTCGTGTCCGAAAATCTTACGGACAAACGTTGTAATGGTTGTTGTAACACTTCTTGGGATTCTAGCCAGTGACCATATAACATTTTCTGCAACGCCGCTTGCGTTATCTTGTGCTCTAATAACAGCTGGACTATTTTGTTTAGGACTATTGACTGCCCTATTGGCGCTTGCAACATCTGGTCTAGTCTTATCCGATGCCTTCACATCGGCTGGCGCTTTCTGCTTGACATTATCAATCTTACTTTGCGCCGACTGAGTATCACCTGCTGTTTTATCCGTAGCATTCACATCAGCAGGTACTGTTTGTTTAACGCTATCAAGAGCTTGTTGAGCGGACATAGTTGGTTCTTGTGTTAAGTTTTTCGCTAGTAAGACTTTTTCTTCTGGTGTCAACACTTGCCATTGCGCTAACAACTCTTTGCTATCAAAAATTTCAATCATGGCCTGTTGCCCATCAACAACTAATTTTTTCTGCTCAAGAGACATGTTTTGCCACTGTCCGCCAGCTGCTAGCATTTCAACAAGTGCAGCTCTACCTGTCGGTTCAACGTCGGCATTCTTAACCATGATTTCAAAGCTATTCCAACCTTCTGCCGTCGACAACAATTCATTTAAACTTTGTTGTGGATTATCACTTGTAAACAAACTATCCCATTGAGCATTTGCTGCTGCTACCTCTGCAGTGGCATTAGCAGTATTACGTGATAAAACTTTCAACGTTTCACCAGATTTTTCGGTATAGTAAGCCAATTTGCGATAAGCGTCATCATAACTGACTCCTAACTTCTGAGCCATATCTGATGCCATTTGGCTTATTCCTTGATGGATTTCCTCTTGACTTTTACCAGATTCTTTTAACCGTTGGACTCGCTCCCTCTGGATAGCAAGGTACTGATCGTTCAAAGCTTTGGTTTTTAGGTTGTGCTGCATATTAAGTTCTGTAAGTCTATTCAAAACTTCCTGTCTAGCAGCCAATTCTTCAGCGCTCAATTTACCAGTGTCGCTGCCAAATTGCTTCAAAATCTCTTTTAACTCTGCTTTTTTTGTTTTATATGCAGAGTTTTCTTTATCAAGCATCTTGACGGTATTTTCAGACACTTTTTCCAACTGCCTTGCATTTAGCGCATCTAACTCGTTATTCAAAGCTGCTGTTAAAGCTTTCTTTTCTGATGCAGAAAACTTCATTAAATCAAGTTGAGCAATAATCATTTCTCTCTGATTTCGCAAAACAAGTTCTTTTTCAGCGCTTGACAACTGGCTCATGTCACCATTGTGCTTCTCCATGATTGCTTTAATCTGGGTATTCATGCTTTTGACATTGTTAACTACTGATTCAGTTTTGGATTTCAAAGCATTTATGGTTTCTTCTGACAATCCTAATTTTTTAGCTAAGTTTATATTCTTATCTAATTTTGATTGAGCTAACTTTTCAATACTTCCGACCAAGTCATCAAAGGCTTCAGTCACTTTCTTAACGCTACCTGCGCCTGCCTCGAACATTTGCAAAGAAGCGTTAGTTTCGTCAACTTTTTTCTTAAAGTTGCTTAGTGCAGTTGCTTCTGTCTCGGAAACAGCGGCTCCCCACTCTTCCGTGCGTTTTTGGGCTTTATACATGCTATCAGCAATTAAACCAATACCAATAACAGCTGCGCCACCTAGCAAAACACCCCATGTAACTGGGTTACTTAATAAGGCAACCGCTCCAGCCATGCCCCCCATAGAGGTTGCTGCAGCTTCAGCGCCAACACTAGCCGCAACTGCTCCAGATTTAAATGTCCTTAACCACCCAGACAAAGCCCCTAAGCCTTGGCTCATTTCCCCGATACCTTGAATAGTGCTACCAACAATACCAACGCCTTTACCAAAGATAGATAAAGCTGGCCCAGCGGCGGCTGCAATAAGTCCCCACTTGATAATTTGCTGTTGTTGCTCTTTGTCGAGCGAGTTAAAATGTTTAGCTAAGTCAGCCGCCATTTGGATGATTGGCTTCCCTGCTTCAAGCCCATTTCTCAATGCGTCGACTAATGGTCCGCCAAATTCAATAGCTACATCGTTGATTTCGTTTTTAAGCATTTTCAGCTTAGACTCTGTTGTCTCGTAACGTTTGTTAGCTTCGTTAGTCAATGCTGTGTTTTCTTGCCAAGCTTTATTTGAGGTGTCTAGAGCCTTGCCTAATGTTTCAGATGCTAAACCTAATGATTTCAACATGTTAGACTGGCGAATACCGCTTAATCCTAACTCATCAAGTACTTTTGTGGCACTTTCGCCTTTTTTATCAAGTTGACCAAGCCCCTTAATAAACTCTTGCAATGCGACAATTGGCTTTTCTTTCCACGCTCTAGCAAAATCGGCTGAGGACATGTTAGCTATCTGAGCAAATTTATTTAAATTATTGCCTCCAGATGCGACTGCACGTTCAATAGCTGATAATGATTGAGTCATTGCTGTACCACCAGCTTCCGCCTCGATACCAACGCTTGACATAGCAGTTGCTAAGGCAAGCATTTCTTGGTTTGTTAAGCCTGCAAGCTTACCAGACGCGGCGATACGGTTTGTCATCGCTACGATGTCTCGTTCAGTTGTTGCGAAGTTATTACCCAACGCGACAACAGCACTACCAAAGCGAGAATACTCCGATGAAGCCAGACCTGTAATGTTTGCAATTTTAGCAATAGACGTCGCCGCTTCTTCTGCGGATAAATTGGTAGATTCTCCTAAATCAATCATTGTACGAGAGAAACTAAGAATATCTCCTGTCTTAACTCCTAATTGACCTGCTGCTTCTGCAACGTGAGCGATTTCAACAGCACTGGCTGGCAACTCTTTGGCCATTTGTCTAATGCCTTGCGACAACTTAGCATAGGATACCGTCGCCGTTTCATCCACGGTTTTCTTGACACCGGCAAAAGCAGATTCATAATCGACAGCAGCTTTAATAGCATAACCAGCTCCTGTAACTATCGGAGCTGTAACTCCTCTTGTAAATGCAGCACCAACTCCAGCAACCGAATCGCCAAACGACTTCATCTTGCCGCCAACTCTTTCAACGGCTTTACCAAAGCGAGTAAAGACACTGGTCTCTGTAGCTAAAGCTCGTAATCTGTTTTGCAATTCCGCCACTTGCGCTGCTGTTTCTAGCATGGCTGATTTAGCGCCAATTAATTTTTGTTTTTGCTCAGCAGTAGCGTTATTAACATCACCTATCTCTTTTTTTAGGTAGCTATATTTTTGTGACTGAGTTTTTAGTAATTCTTGGTAACCTTTTAATGCACTACCTGTTTCAGCATAGACCGCTTTAAGACCTTTAATTCGCCCGCCATGCCCTTGAAAGCTCTTTTCAACTGCTTTTAACGAGTTATCTAAGCCTTTCATGTAGGTTTTTAGGTTTCTTGTGTTTGACATAAAGGGTGATATGTCTAATGTAGCTGTTGCTACTAAATCACCTATATTCCCCATTTAGTCTCCTTTCTAGCCGAAAAGGAATGGGAATGCCTTATCCAAGGTGGTTTCAATCACTTCTTCTTTTTCGACAGTTTCAATTTCTAGCGCTTGTACCATCAATTCGATGTCTGATAAGCGCATTTTTTTAATATCTAAAATCGTATAGCCATTCTTTAATAGACTTTGTACCCACATCAGCAAATTATCTTTGGCTTCTTGAGGGGTTATTGTTCCTTTTTTTCGGTTTCACCTTCCTCTTCTTCTCCTCCGAGCGCGGCAATATAAAGGTCGTTAAGCGTGTCTAAAACACTCATGTCGGATAGCTTAAGATCATCGACTGTAAATTGACCTGCGTACATATCAACAAACATTTGCAAGTAAGATTCGTTAAGTTTTCTATGCGCTTTAGAATCTAAGCGTCTTTTCTCATCGCTAAACACAGCGCTTTGTCTAACTTGATGCTCAACAGCCAACAAATTATCTTCGACGTTGATGAAGTCTTTTTTAAATTCCTTATCAACACCGCCTTTTTTTAAGGTAATTTCGTACATATCTACTCCTTATCAAAAATAAAAGGTCGCATTTAAGCTGCGACCTTAAAAATTACATAACCTCACCTGCTTGTTTCGCAATTGGTATTTTTTTGATTTCTGTATCAACGCAGCCGGCAAATACACATTTTAAAAATTCATTCAAATCAAAACCGCTATTACCCTCGCGTCCAACTAAAAGCACTTCTTCTTTTGGTCCGCGGGCAACAAAGTTACCCGTTGTAGTATCTGGTTTCGGATCAGGTGCGCCTTCTTTTGTTTGTGCCTCCATTCCCGGAAGATTAAATTTCCCTTTAAGCAACGCAATCCAAATCGCCTTACCGTTTTCATCGCCAGTCCTAAATAAACAAACAATGTCATTTGGCGTTAGGTTTTTGTTGTACTTCTCAACACCTTTTTCTACTGTGATTCCAAAGAAATCTTTGCGTGCATCTGATGTTAAATCTAACAACTCGATTTCAAGTTTTGTCTCGCTGATTCCACCTGATAATACAACGTAAGGTCCATCGTCTGCTGGCACAGTGACCAATTCATTGGTAATATCAAGTTTTGCGGATTTCATTCCCGGCAAATGCTTTATACTCTCTGCTTTTGTAACCTTGTCATTTCCGTCTAGTACTCCATAGTAAAAATCACGTAGTCCAAATTTTACTTTTCCCATTTTGTCCTCTTTCTTTTTAATAAAAATCAAAATAGCGGTATTTCCTTACATTCATGAGTAAGTCAATATCGCTATCTTTATACCTTGGTTTTTCGTTTGCGGTGTATCTTTCAAAACCGCCTTTTTTTAAAATATCATCTATACATTTGCTAATTTGGTCAGCTTCTGAAGCTGTTTTGCACCAAAAATTGATGGTGATACGTTGCTCATTACAAAGTATCTCGTCATCAGCATAATCGGTAGGACCATCTAACGTTGTTTTGATACGCATAAATGGCGCTAGTTCTACCTTTCGCAAGTCAACTGGATTATCTGGGATATCATATGTAAATATTCCTTGTTTAAATCCATTTTTAAAAGTACCGCCTCTGAGCCTATCCAACAGCTCATTTAGCGTCTTATCGTTGCTTAATAATTTATAAGCTGCTGTTTCAGCAGTCAAAGCCCTAGTCCCTCCTTCACTTTTTCAGCGTAAATCTGCTTAGCTTTTGGTGTCATCTGATTGATTGTTTTTTCCTTAAAGTCTTGGCCACGTTGATAAATCGTCCCATCATTGGGATAATGAGCGCGCCAACCGGTAGCTTTGCCATAACCAATTTCCTTGGATACAATTCCGGCATTAGCTCCTTTAAAACCACTGATAACAGTATCTTCTTGCAGCCTTTCGTCTGTTTCAATCTCGTAAACAGGGGTATTTGCTTTAAGTGCTTTTTCAAATTCTTCGGCAACTTCAGTTACTGCTGCTTTTGCGGTTTTTGGGGCTTTTACTTCAAGCTTTGTCAGATTAGCTAATATTTCATCTAAACCCTTTGTCATGACATGCTTACTCCACTTATCATGGTGATATCTTTGCCAGATTCGTCAGATTCGATTTTATCTATCTTATAGATGCGCTTGTTGAATTCAACAAACATCGTGTTATCTATAGATAACTTAGGATTATACCTAATCAAAAAGACCTTTGTATCCTTATTTGTTGGCAAATTGCTAGCGTTTTGAAACTTTGATTGGTAATTAAAGTCTCTTAATTGAGTTTTCAGCACTTCTGCCCAACATGTATAGACGTCTTTTCTGATAGCAGATACTACTTCACCATCTTCATTTTGCCCACCTGATTGGCTAAAAATCGTTATCCTGACGTTCATCTTGCGTGTAATCATGAATCATCACCCCGCAATCGTAGTTGATGGATGATGTTTAAAACGCCATTTGCCAACGGATAGCGAAAACTATCCGCAAACAAACCGCGATGATCATACTCTTCCTTGACTTGTTTTTTGACTGCTAAAGCAAATTTAGCGCTTTCCTTAAACGTGTCTGCGGTTGAGCCTTCTTCTATCGCAAAACAAATTTGTTCCTGAGCAGATTCAATCATTTCTTTAATGATGTCATCCTCAAAATCAAAGTCAATTTTACAATAGAGTTTTACACTGTCTAATAACTCTTTCGATACAGCCATAGCTATACCTCTTGAACGCCTGCTAGTGCAAGTAAATCTGATTTCAATGTCTTGCCACTAAAGTCAATTCCCTTGCTTGTTAAATAGCGCTTAATGTCCTCGACAGTGCTCTTACTAGTTGGTTTCGCCACTTCTTCAGTGGCCTTATAAGGGCAATTGTTCTGGCTTGAATGTCACATAGTAGCCAGCTTTGTCATCTACCTTAGCGACACCAAATCGAAGTACTGCTTGCAAGAATTGACCGTAAATGTCATTATCGACCCAACGCAAACCTAAGTCTTTGCGATCTGCGAATAATACACCACGCTTAAAATCTCCAATAAAGGCTGTGTCTTTACCTAAAACTTCATCAGCTAGTACAAAAACAGGTTTTCCAAGGAATACTTTCCCAGAAACAGAAGTGATTGAGTCTTGGAGTAGATAACGACCATTCTTATCTTTTAGTGTATCCATTGTTTGATAAAAGCTTTGAGATACAATAAATGACACATTGTAAGCAGGATCTAATTCAACGTTGAGAAGCTTCTTGATTTCATCCAAGTTTTTTACTGTCTTAGCTTCAAATTTTTTGAGAACTGTTGCGATAGCGTCGTTTGTTGTATTAACTTTCATTTGACCGATTGTCTCGGCAACAATTCCAACTAAATCAACATCTGCATCGTCAATTGACTCTTGAGACAACGGGATAGCTCCGCGGTAAGTCTCGACTTTCCACTCTACGTCTTTAAATTTTGGTTTAGCAAGCTTTGGATTTTTTTCCAATTCTTCAACGCTAATCATTTTTTCAGTCGCACGTTGTAACACTGGCCATTTACCTGATGCTTTTTTAGCTGGGTGAATGCTAGTAAATTGCTTCAAATCAACGACTGTTTTAACCTCACGAGCTGGTGTGTATAAGATTTCTTCGCTTGACACTGGTTTAGCGTCTGTTTTCTTCACGCCGTCTGTTTTAGGGTCTACAGGAGTTGTTTGGTTAAGTGGAATAAGAACCTCGTCTTTTCCTTCAAAACGCAAAGCTTCGTTAGTTATTGTTCCTTTTGAACGAATAAATTCGTTAACGCTTTCGCGGTATGTTTTAGTTTCTTGTGGCACTTCTTTTCCTCCAGTATTTTCTGCTCCTCCTTTTTCGGCGCTTGATTCATATAACTTCAAGTCGTTTTCTGCTTCTGCTAGGTTCGCTTTAGCTTGTTCAACTTCTGCTTTAATTGAGCGAGCAGCTTCAAGATCATCTGATTCCAAAGCATTTTTGACTTGCGCTGTCTTAGTAACAATCGTGTTGTTTAAGTCAGCAATTGTTGCTTTGATTTCTTTAATTTTTTCTTCAAACATTAATTTCCTCCAATAAAAAAAGAGCTCATAGCCCTTGTAAAATTTCTTCTTTTTCAATTTCTAGCAACATGTTGCTAATCTCTTGCTTGCGCTTACTTCTGTTTGCGTAATAGTCGTCAATAACAGCTTGTGGCAACATTTGGTTATCGATGCTGGCAACAGCTTCAAAAGACATCACTTCATCAGCAAAACCTTTTTCAACAGCGTCTTGAGCCGACATAAAGGTTTCATTTTTCATTAGTTCCATGATTTCGTCTTCTGGTAAGCCTGTTTTCGCAACGTAAGCATTAACAATAGCTTTATCGCTTGATTTCAAAGCATTAGAAGCCTTATCTAAGTCATCGCTATTACCAGCTACCCAATTAAACGATGCCTTGTGTACCATCATCTGTGCTGTTGGACTCATGACAACTTTATCTACTCCCATAACTGCAACGGATGCCGCACTAGCAGCCATACCTGTAATTTCAGCTGTCACTTTACCTTTGTAATTTCGCAAAGCGGTATAGATTTCACTCCCTACTGTAACAAGACCACCATTTGAATTAACTTCCAAAATAATGTCGCTATTGTCTTCGGGTAGTTTCTCGATAATGCTTTTAGCGCTAGCAGCTTCCATTCCGTAATAGTCGTAAACTTCTTGAGAGTTATTTGCAATTAGCGGCCCTTTAAGATTTATCCTCTTTGGCATTTACCTCACCTCCTTTCCCTTTGATACCAACCTTGTCTTGATATTCTTCTTTTTTGTCTAAAAAGACGTAGTTTAGACTAGACTGGTACCTATCCATGTTTGGATCTGTTGATTTTTGCTTACCAAGCTCCACGAGGCCTTGGTTAGGCGTCAAAATTTGGTTATTAACCAATTTGACAATCTCATCAACATTACGACCTGTAACGCTACGTGTATCAAATTCAATACGATAGAGACGTCTATCTTTATCATTTAACGTTTTAAGACCTAATTCGCTTGTAATCGCGTCAAAATAAAAAGGCAAGTCGTTTGTGACATAGTCCTCCATCAGTTGAGCTACGGATTGATTAGGGCTATTAACACCAAGCTTGTAGCTGGGAACCCGCAAAGCTTTTGCGATTTGCGCCGTTGAAAAATTGTTACTAGTGATTAACTGCAATACGTTAGTATCAATTTCAAGCGGCGTGTATTCCATGGTACTATCAAACACCAATGGACTGCCACCGACCGAACCCTCGCGCATTTTCTCAAACTCTTGACGTGCTCGCTGCCGTGCGTCTCCGCTTAATTGAGCGCCTTTCATGGTTAAGATACCGCTAGAAAATCCATCTTTAAAGAATTTAATTAAGGTATTGATACCACCTGTTTGCAAATCAATCTCATCTCCTAAAGACAGTAGCGGAGACCTGCCAAGGATTGTGTCGTGGCTAAAAAACTTCCAGTGTACAACATCATGAGCAAAGCATTTGACCTGTTTCGCTGTTAAAGTATCAGTAAACGTATAAACTATTTCGTGATTATCTGTTTCCTCAACAGTCGTTTCTGACGGCCTGTAAAATTGGAATTGCAAAGCTTGATTAGTCTTTGGATTTCTCAAAATACGCGAAAATGAATTACCAGTCAAAATGGCATTTACTGCCATAGCAAATTTCCATGTCCTGGCGCTCGCATTTTTTGTAGATTTAACATTTAAAAGATAATTAATATCCTCATCGTGGATAATATCTCCATTAACGTCCTTTTTAACAAGCGGAAATCTAGCAATATCCCCAGCTATAATAGACGTCGCTGTTAAAATATCGCTATTCTTCAAAGCCGATACTCCTAAGTATTTTTGGGAGACATCACCAGCTAAAACAGATGATATATAGTCATCATAGGACACCTTTGAACTGCCCAAAGGTTGAAAAAAACTCATCGATTTCTCACCTCCTTTCTAAACCATTAACATCTATTTCCGCCACTTGCGCTTATAATTTTGCTTGATGTGACCAACCTCATCACCAATTGACTTGATGGCTACTTGATTGTCTAGTATCGCTGATTTAACTGCTGCAAGCTCGTTATTTGTAGCTTTGGCATTTGCTGACACGATGGATCGTAATTCGGCGACTTCTTTAATTAGCAACACAATAGCTGTTTCCAATTTTCGTTTTTTCTTAATGCGTTTATTCACGTTTTCCTCCTACGCTATCTACATAGATAGCTAAAACAATTAAAATAAGACCACTGGCAATAAAACCGACTTTATCACCAAACAAAAACAACCCATACATCAATAAACCTAGTCCAGCTAACAAGATTAATGTGTGTATGTTTTTTAAAATAAAATCAATCAAAACAGCGATTCTCCTCCTATTATTTTTTCATTTGTCCAGTAGCCAGAACCATCGAACGGTTCTAAGTAACAAACAGCGTAGCCATCAAGAGCAGCATCAAGCGGGTCAATCTTATTGCTATTCTTATTCTTATCAATCCTCATACCATTATTATCAGTTTTAATATAAGCATTGTTAACAGCCATGGTTAGCAAAGGGTTACCAGAGTGCTTTATTTTGCCTTTTTTGAGGTCGTCACGAAATTGTTTTGTCGGCATGTTCAAAACCATTGTCGTTTGACTAACCTCAATCAGAGGCCACTCTGGATGCCTTTTTTCAATCATTGTAAGTAATGTTCCAAATTGATAAGGGTCAAAACAAATTCCATTAATTTCCCAGTCGTTTGAGTAGACCATCTCTTCAATTTTTTCGAGTACACGTTCATCATCGATGACACCACTTTCTAGGGTGGTTATCTCGCAATAACCTTGGCATTCAAGGTTGCTATAAGATACGCCATCCCGCTTTTCTTTAGCAGTTAAACCATATTTGGTAGCCACAAAAGAAAAGCTGTCGATATACCAAAAATCATCCATCATAACAACTGGTGTGATAGCAAATAAGTCGCTAACACGACCAACGTCAACACCTAACCAAACTCTCCGCTTATTAGTATCTGGCTTATCAATCCGAGCAAGTTCCCAAGTCGTTTTATCGATGTAAGATTCCTCACTAGACTGACGCCACATGTTAAAGTTTTTGATTAATACTTTATTGATTTCACCAGTTTCAAGGGACACTCTACGACGCGTTCTCAGGTAATCCATTAGCTTATCATGTAAAGCTTCAACCTCAAGGATTGGATTTGATTTTATCCAGTTTGATTCGTCTTTAATTTCCTCTTCGTTGTCCTGTTCTGCAACATATCCAAAATAACCCTCGTCTGTGATTTCTCCGTCTAGTATTTTAGTGATGTATGGATACTCAATTGTGTGCATAGGGACATTCAAATCCATCCCTGCCGTCGAAATAATCAAGATAAACGGGTTATCAAGCTGACCTTGACCAGATTCTAAGAGCTCCAACATTTCATTTGTCTTCGATGCTGCAAACTCATCCAAAACGCCAACATAGGGCTCAAATCCATCTACAGCTCCAGTATCTCGACTAAGTGCTCTGATATATGATTCGTCATGTAAGTTTTTAAGCTCATCACGGACAATTTTTGTAGCCTTTCTGACATCAGCGTCCTTCGCTCTGAGAGATGATAACTGCTTCTTTGCCATATCCCAAGCGATTTTAGCCTGCGTTCTATCATTTGCAGTACAAAACAATTGTCTGCTCATAGATGGGTTATGGCCAAACAAAAATTCATAAAGCAAGATACCAGCTATCAGAATTGTTTTACCGTTTTTACGAGCAACAGAAATCATAGCTTTTCTAAAACGTCTCAAGGAATGATCTGTTTTCTTTCGCCATCCATATAAATTCCCAATAATAAACTTCTGGAACATCGCCAACGGGTAAGGTTTCCCCGTTTTTACATCTGGCAAAATCTCAATAAAGTTAATTGGATCAGCTGCTTTTTCTGGTAAATAGATGAATTTAAAATTATCACCATCTATTTTTTTGAGGTCATTCAAATGTCTCAAGCATGCCTTAAAAACTTTTTTACTTGATTTTATCTGTTCATCAACGACCATTTTTGCATAATAAAAAGCGTCATCTTTATAGAAGTCGTCAATTGCTGAATAATCGTATTCTATTGTCATGACCCCCTTTCTTTTTATCCTCCAAATTTATCAAAAATACTCTTAGGCTTTTCCTCTTCTTTAGGAATAAACATTTTCATCCGACTATCCACAGTCAAACCAAGCTGACTTGCGCTACTTCTAATATTCGCTGTGGCTTTTTCTAGTGTTAAAATAAGCGGACTAGGAATAATGCCCTTGTCTGGATCATTCGTAAAATAACCAACCTCATCTAGTTTTCTACTTGTTTCTTTGTAGATAGCATACCATGTGCAATATAACTCTAATAGCCCTCTATCGAGATTTCTTAGGGGTAGGTTTTGGAGGTCTTCTATGATTCTCCTATACTCGTACTTAGCTACATTATTAAAGTGTTCAGGAGGTGTCTTTTGCAACTTTTTAAAACCGTCAGACGCCTTATTTTGCGCGGTTTCTCGCACTATTTTTTCTTCTTTTGTAAGATGCTTTTTTGTCGTTTCGACTAGCTTTAAATTTCTTCCCATAAGACCTCCTTTACACGAACTTTACAGTTTTAAAAATTTCAAAAAGGGAATTTTTTGCACGGAAAAGGGCGCGTTCTTAAGTTTCCGAACAATATATCCCCGTTTAAAAATGAAGGGGGTAGTTTCCGAATATTATAGCCAGTACTATTGTTAATTTTTACACCCGTTTTTCTAGTAATTGTTTTTACGTCTTTCCCTTATCGCTTTGCTATCATTACATGCTTTACAGCTTGCTTGCAAGTTATTCAAATCTAATCTTTTGTTCCAATCTTGTTTGACTGATACAATGTGGTCAGTCATAGTCGCTTCGCCACCACACATAGCACAGATATAATCGTTCTGAAGTAATACTTGCTTACTTGTCTCTCTCCATATTCTTGAGTTATAAAACTGTTTGACTTGTTTATCGTACTTCCAGCGATTACGATTATAGTCACGATACTCTGCTGATCTGTCATCGTAGTCAACTGTTGTACGTCTACCACCTGCGATAGTTAACTTCTGTGGCCTCATACCCTGACCTCCATAATAAAAAGCCACCACGGTGTGATGACTAGTGCATATTGAGTTAGAGCGATATGCAATTCTCTAACTTCATCGCTCCTAAGGCCCGTAGGCTTCTTAGAGCTTTTCACAGGAACAGTCGGAATCGAACCTGCACGTCCCACATACCATAAAATAACAAGTTTGATCGTAGTTAAAGTTGGCGACTAAATAAAATAGTCAGTGATTAAAAGGTTATCTCTTCTTGTTATTTTGATAATACTATAATAACATGTAAAAATATGTATAAACTATCTTATTACTGTATAAAAACTAGCTAAAAACTCCTTCCTCAACAAGCAACACACCCTCTCTGTACAGCTCTGCAAAAGCTAACAAAGCAATGTCAAGTGTATCATAGTAAAAGCTCTCTGACATACACAATTCTGTATAAATAACCTTATCTGCCTTTTTATAAGGCGCTAAGTATTTGTCATACAAAATCCTGCGTCTCTCTGGCTCTAGTATCATACTGACGGCTTGCTCAATCGCATCCAGCTCTTGTTCTGCTGACACACGGTTTAGCGCTAGTCTCTCAACCGGTTTGCTAGGAACCCCATGTGATTGCCTTGGCTCAAAGGAGTAAGTAGCTGTAACTTTTTGAGTATCTACGTCATTAGCTATCCTTCGCCAGCGTGGATACTCTCTCAATTTACGCTTGGCATTGGATTTTGTTTTTTGGATATCAATCTCAGGAAAAAACGTCATGAAAGCCTCCAGTATGGTATAATTTATTTAAGCTTAAATTTAACCAAGGGGGCGTTCCGTGTGGACGTCTTTTTGTTTTGTGGAGAAAAGCCCTCTCTTTCTTTTTTTGCTTTGAGTAAGTCCTGGATTAATCCATTTCTCTCAGCTACCCACGTCCGCATGTCTTGGCACATATCGTATCTGTCACCGTAATGTCTGATGTGACATATAGTATCGATTACTTTTTCGTTAGTGTTCATTTTGTACCTCGCTTAAAATTCAATGCACTCATCCAAAACGGATTATCTTCTGCAAGCTCTATTAACAGATCTACATCTACAATTTCTCTTTCAACAAGTTCATCAAGTATTTCCTCTTTTGCTAATGCTCTATTTGCATAGTCGATTGGTAAAGTCATCATTCCAGTTTTATTTTCAGCCATTATCCTACCCCCATTTCCGTTAACTCAATCCTCTAAATTTTCTTCTCGACAAATTCGCACTGCAAACTTATATTTTTTGTCTGGCGATGGTAGTAACACCTGTGCTCCAAATTGATCTGGTTCATTATGTAAGTCGTTGATAATTTCCATAATCTGATTGCCAACTAAAAGTGGCGCCATAAATTCTGGAATTTTTAGTTCGTCAAGTAATTCCTTAACTTTATCTAGTTTTTCAAAGTTTTGTTTGTTCATTTTTCATCTCCCGTTCCCTGTCAGTTCAGCAAACTTTACAAATGTCATCCAGTGAGTTGTCCCGCGTTGTTGACCAAAAAGCGGTTTAAATGGAATTGCTGACAAAACTTCTCTTACATTAACCTGGCAATCAGACCATTTAAAAACTAAAGTTCCTCCTACTTTTAGAACTCTCATACACTCTTCGAAACCTTTTGAAATATCTTCTTTCCAGTTTTCTTTATCAAGTTGGCCATACTGGGCTTTCATAATTGAGTTTTGTCCAACATATTTTAAGTGTGGTGGGTCGAAGACAACAAGGTTAAAGCTATTACTTTCAAAAGGCATATCACGAAAATCACCAATTACATCAGGGTTGACATTGATTTTTTTGCCGTGCATCTCAAATTTTTCTTGTCTGACGTCCATAAAAGTTGTGTGAGGTTCGTTTTTATCAAACCAAAATAGGCGACTTCCACAACAAGCATCTAAAATCTTGATGTCTGTCATTCTCTATCCTCCATTACCTGTCATTTCCGCAATCCGCTTTATCTGTCTCTGATTTTGCTCGCTAGCACGTTTAAGCTGCTTTTGTGTCCTGCTTAGCTGTGTACGTAGTCCTGTGATTTGCGACTCGTAATATTGTCGTGCGTCGCGATAGCTAAAATACGACACGGTTACCATCATCCCAAATATTGCGATTGCAAGAAACAATAGTGCTTTCCAATCGTTTTTTAGGACATTAATTATTTTATTCAAGTCATCACGTAAATTTTGCAATAATTCATCTGTTGTCATTCTTCCACACTTTCTATCAGGTCGCTGTTCTGATATATATTCCCGATAACTTCGCAGTCCTCGTTTCTTAACCACAAATCTGATCCGCGTCGTCTATTGTCAATTCGCCAAGAACCACCTCTGAATTGATTCACTTTAAAAAATTCTAAATCACTAGTAATTGTATATTGTAATTTCACGACGTCTCCCTCAAAAATCTCAACACCGTTTTTATCTTTTAGGCCTGTTGATTGCATGAGAATATAATCATCAAGGTTATCCTCGACAAAATGAAACGTCTCTAAGCGACCAGAGCGAAACTCATCATCTGCTAAGCTGCATCTGTATATTTTGCGTTCACTTGCTTTAAAGCCATCAATGCTATACATCTTTTTGGTCTTTTTATTAAACCCCCTAATTTTTGGTATCATTCGTCTACCTCCAACTTTTCGATTAACCAATCAAGGTTCTGCCGTGCTTTTTTGAGGTCTTCAATGCCATTTTTAGCATGATACCGTAGTAAATACTTAACAGCATTGCCCCAATAAAAACCCTCCTCATACTCTGGACAAGCACCGAAGTTTTTAACCACATCGATTGCTTCCATGCCATGCCTTCCTTGATAGTGTGATGGTTTTTTAATGTTATCTGTCGTATCCTGACAAGCAGCTTCAAGTTCCTCAATTTTTTTAAACGTATCTTCCGTCAGCATCTCTCCACCTCTCTCAAAAAATCTATAATCAATTTACACTCACTCTTATTTGGCAATATTCTGCGTTTTAAGAGCGCTTTTAGCTTCCAAGTATAAATACCTATCCTTTCCGCTAAAACGTCATCAGACGTCTTTATTTTGTATCTGTGAGCTATTAACAACTCTGATATATCGTAAGGCAACAGATTATCGTAAGATCTAGGTGTATATTTAATATCGTTATGCCACTGTCTGTGTCTTTTCATAGACCCATCTCCCGAGCCTTAGCTAATGCGTTTATGCGTTTGATTTTTTTAACGAGCTTAACGTCACCGTAGTTTTTAAACATCCACTTTTCGTAAATCTTGTCATCCTCATCTGTCTTTTTTGTTTAAGACGGTAAGACTGCTTGATTAACATTATCATTTCCTCTGTCGTGTAGATTTGCTGAAACCACTCCAATACATCAGGTGGCGGCAATCTGTTTAGTTTTTTATAGTATTTGACAGATCTATAGAATCTGTCAGCTTCTTCTTTGTCTGCGATGGTAATGTTATCGTCTAAAAACGCTTTGATTGACGGCTCCATTTGTTTGTAAAAATCATCTACTAATGTCATTGATTATCTCCATTTATGTATAATTATTAACATAATTATTTACTGTTACATGTTACATCATTTTTCGAACACTTATAAAATAATAAATTAAGAATGTTGATATAAAGGCATTTATAACTATTAATAAAAATATATAGTTTTTATAGAGTGATATGATGTAACATCTATATATATTATCTTCTAAACCCTTGTGGCTCTAAGTCTGAAGGGTGTTACATCACTGTTTTTGTTAAGTATGCTTAAAAACATCCTATAAACCTACTCTCCCAAGGGTTTGACGCATGTTACATCAGTGATGTAACATGATGTATTAAAAAACCTATTTTGTTACATCACTACATCTATGTTACATGACGTGATGTATCCATAATTATTCACTTTTTCTTGAATAACCCCTTGTTGATTTTCCGTTAACTCTTTTTGTTTCATACATCCATCCATCAAGATTATCCATGAGGACTTTTACTTTTCTACTGAGATTGCCTCTTGCGACATCGACATCAAAAACATTTTTTAGGATTTCTCTAGTCGACACAAAGGTTTGGAATTTAACCCCTTTAAAAACTTCCTGATTTTCGTCTCTGTATTTTTGATTATTGAAAAAACATTTAGTAAATTGACTACGTTGAGTTAATGACATCGTTTCCCATTCATCAGGAACAAGCATGTCTAAATACTCTAATATCTGAAGTTCAATTTCGTCCTTGTAAGAAAATTGCTCTCTATACTCGACTAACGCTTTTTCTGTTTGTTCATCAAAGCTTAATTTATAACCTTTTTTATAAAGGTTTACAGCTTCGCCCCATAATTGATCAACAGTTTCTTGTGACATCTCTAAAGGATGTTTTTTTTGCAAGTCAGGATTTGCCAACATCGGTAAAAACCTACGTTCACCAGTTTTATCTCTAAGATATTCAAGCTCATTAGTGGTCCTAGCGATAACGAAGTTTTTATCATACCTCTCAGCTCTTCGGTCGTAAGGTCTGCGATATTCCATTTCTGTTTTTGAGATGAATGATTTCAATTCCGCAAAAGAAGTTTTTTTAGTTGCTACCATCTCATCGTCGTTTACGATTAAACTTTTAAGCATAACATCGTAATTGTCTTTGTTTTGAAAGTCAGTCACAGCATCCGTATACCATTGCATACCTATTTTTTGTAAGAACGATGTCTTACCGACTCCTTGACCGCCTACTAAATCTAAAACATAGTCGAATTTAACTTTTTTTTGAAAAACTTTAGTGACACAACCTACAAAGAACATTTCAGCAATTTTTGAAGTTAAACCGTCGTTATCAGAGACCCCAAGCCAATGCTGAAAAACTTTATGCAGCCTTTCTTTATGATCCCAATTATCATAAGCTTTTTCCATGTACTCTTTAACTGGATTGTATGATTTTTCGGCAAAAAAAGTGCGCATGCCTTGCTCTAAAGCTTGGCGCTTATAGACAATACCTAAATGATTTTCAAAATAAATGGTTAAGTAAGCTTCAAAGTCATTTGGTAATTGTCCGCTATCTAACTCTACGGTATCTAAGGTAATTGGATTTATGATTTCATAATCTTGTGAAAACGAATTATTCCTAAGATTTTCGCTCAATTTGCTATCAATCTTCATCGACAATAAAACATTTTTTGGACTGTCTGATTTTAAAATCTCAACTTCTTCACCATCTATTTTTTCTTTGTAAATACTAGTTGTTTTTCGTAAATGCTTCTTAGCTCGCCAATCGCTATCACCTCCTATCCGTTTCTATTATACTCTCTACAGTTCGCTGAACTTCCCTGCTATCTAATGGATCAACACCATTTTCATTTGCTATCTTTGCGAGTGTGTAGATGTATTCATCATCAACATTTCTAATTAACAATCCACCAACAAAGCTAGCTAGGTTGTCGTTACGTCCACCTTCTCCACCGAAACCCGTTGCGATAGTTTCAAATAACAAACTTGTCTTTGTTTTTTCATTTTTGTCTATACGTCTGCGATATTTCACGCCATCTAATTCGCTCCGTTTGCTCAATGCACTGATTGCACTTAATAATTCAGGAGTTGCGGTTGTTATAGTACCGTTCTCTGATGACTTTTCGATATCCCATTCGTACTGACCTTTTTCTGTCGTAGATGGAGCGACTAGAACATAATTGTTTGGGTGTGCTTTGATATCAACACCAGGCAACATTCCGATGTTTTGACCAATAGTCATATCGTCACGCTTAAAATAGAAGATATGTTTACCGCCGCTTGGCGTCTTAGCTTGCAACGTTGGTGTGATGTATTTTAAACCATCCCATTTCTTCATCGATTCAAAACCATTGGCGCCGTGAACATCAATATCAATAACGAAGAATTTATCAGTCTTTAAAGCAATGTTAGCTTGTGGATTATTCGTCCAAAACTTTTCGATTTCTTCAGCAGTCATTGCCTTTTTGTCTCGAAAACTAATCATTGGTTTTTTCTTGTTTAAGCTTATCGGCAAGACTGAGAAGCCGAGTTTTTGATAAGCTAAAGCATAATCTTTCATCGACTTCATAGCTCACCTCTATTTATTAAAACGGTAAATCATCATCGTCGATATCGGTAGTCATAGCGTCATCTTGGTTAAATTCTTCTAACAAGTCGTAGTTGTAACCAGTTTCGCCATTGCGCTTTTTAAATTCATCTACTACTAAGATAAATTTAGATCCAACCGCTTTTCTCACTAAAGCTTCTTCCATTGTTTTATTGTCTTCAAAGTCTGATGTTAAGTTATTATCACCAGACAAGACCACGGCTTTTTGGAAGAATTTAATTGTTGTCTCAACCATATTTGTTAAGTCCAATAACTTGCCGCTTTTCGCTTTCCATTCTGTTTGTGTTCCAAACATAATATATTGCATACGACCATTATAATCGCTATCAACATCACGGACTTCGAAAGCGTAGTTGATACTTTCCCAACCGCTGTCCGATACACGAGCTTCAGCACCTTTCAAGACAACCTTGTATTCACCGCCAGGCAGGTTTTGATTGCCATTATTAACTTTGTCCTTACGTGGGTCGTAACCGTCTTTTTTGATTTGTTTTGCGATATCTAATAAACTCATATTGTTTTCTCCTTTTTAATTAAAAAATTTCTTTTTCTGTAGTGTTAGCTTCGGTAGTTACTTCTGTTTTTGATATCTTTTTTAATTCTGGATCAGATCCATTTATAACTGCACCGTCTATTGTTTGTAAAATTTTTAAGATGTTTTTGTCATCAACTTGTTCTGAGTAATAATTCTTTCTTTTTCTAGAAACTTCTCTAGTGTAATTTCTACCTATTTTTTCAGTCAAAATCATAAGGTCGCAATTTCCGTTAAAGATATTGAAGTGCTTTTTATGTAATGACGGCTCAACTTTGGAAACATTTCCTTTATCATCAAATTTTTCATCAACCCTAGAAATGTAAATGACATTCATTGGTAGTTGTTTTAAATCGGATGCCATTTGCTTTAAAAAATCCTTTTGCATTGCATATCCTTTTCCGAAAGGAATATCTCCTAATGAATCAACGCCGTTCGCATTCTGGATTGCGAAAGAAATCATGTCAACGACATCATCAATGACATCAATGACTAATGTCTCATAGTCGTGTTTTTGTGTTTGGAAAGCTAGAATGATTTCGCCGAGTTGCTCTGTTACGCTTTTCGTTATTTTCCCGTTCTTATCTTTATGATTATAAAGTTGATACGATGGTACTGAATTAGCTTGAGAATTTCCGTCCGTGTTGATAATAAATGGGTTTGGAAATTCATTAGCTAAGAAAGATTTACCACTCATTGTTTCACCGTAGATAAAGAAATTTCTAGGCGTGTCTTTTGGAACTTGAGGTTTGTTCTCTGGTATTTTAAACATCTATTCTCCTTTAAAATAAAATTCTATGACATTCACGTCATGCTGCTGACGACTTCCCGTTATTCGCCACAACAATTGGCGGTAGTCGTCATACTTTCCACTATCTTCACCTACTGGATCAAGAATGACTATCGTTTCAAATTGATGTTGTAAACCATCAACACCAACACCTAAAACCTGGCTTGTTGCTACAACTATTTGATTATCAATACCTTCTTTTCTATCTCCAGTCCAAATTCCGATATGATAATTTCGTTCTTTTATGATGTCAACAATTTGTCGTGATTCACTCACAATTAACATTCCGTGAGGTGCATTTTTAATTAGCCTATCGATTTCCAAAAGCATTGGACTATCTTTATTAATAGCTTTCAGTTTTGGAAAGTCAATTGCTACACCAGTTTGGATCAGGTATCTTTCAAAAGTTTTCTTGCCGAATGATTGCTTAGCCATAGCGGTATCACCTCTAATGTGAACGATGTTTAATTCTCTGAATACTTTTAATAAATCAGGATTTGCGACATCTAACATCTTTCGGTAGAACTTGATCTCATAACCGTTATTCTCTTTTGCGTTTTCGATGTCTTCAATTTCTTCCCAGCGCATGAAGTTAGGTAATTTTGTGATGTATGATTCATAGTCTTTGAAGTCTTCCCACTTCTCTTTTGAGTAAGAAAACACATCATAAACCATTCGCCCATGGACCTTTTGCCAGTCGAACTTATTATTAGGATTAGCAAATCCCCAAATCGTTTTTTCTAATGGATAAAAATTTTGACCTTTTTTACGGATAGGAGTTGCTGATAACCCTATAGTGTAATTGCGCTTTATTTTGCGATATGCCTTAACATTCGCATCACTCGACATATTCTGCCACTCGTCAATAATGAGTATGTCACAGGATATTTTAGGGCTTGTTTTTAGCTTATTTCTCAGAGATCTATCGGTAATTACCATAAAAGCTATAGCTCTGTCATAACCGAATTTATCAATCGTTTCTTGCCAGCCTTTTAGTATCGATAAACGATTGTTGACAATAATCACCGATTTAACTCGTTTCACTTTGCAAATTTCCAAAGCGCAGATAGTCTTACCTCTGCCACCTAAAGCCTCTAAGAATATCCCTTTATCGACTGATTGACTTCTCTTGATTGCCTCAGCTTGCCATTTTCGTAGTTGCAATTCTGCCAATGTCATCAATCACCTCCTTTATGTCATTTCTCATTGCCCAAAACAAAGCTAATCGAGCTGATGCTCTGACATCTTCATGATGACTTTTACTAAACTTATAGAGGTCAAGCGCTTTAAGCAGTGAGTTAGGTACATCTGATTTGTAACCAGCATTTCTTTGAAGGATAGCATCTGGATAACACATTTGAATACAAGCAATAGTTTCTATGACTGAATTGTCACGCTTACCGTTCGCTTCACGAACCTCATATTTTTCAACAATGACGACATCGTAATCTAAACATTCACCTATCTCGTTAAACCATCTTTGAAACCCTCTGATACCATATTCAACAACCCAATGTTTAATTAAATTAGCATTATCTAATAGAACAATACCTGTTGTGCTTGTGTCATACTTATTTGACGATGGATCAATCGAAAGAATCTTCAATGTCTAATCCCTCCAAAAAGTTCGGTAAATTTATCATCGTAATCAATCATTTTTCTAATATCTTCTTCTTTCCCAATTATTAATTCTTTAAAAATAGGAGTATCAAAAATGTCTTCATATTTTTTTAAAACACCATCAATTGCCTTGTACATATCAGATTTAAATTCTTCTTTGAGCGGTGATTCTTTTAACATTAATCTTGTATCAAACATGCCACCGCGCCGATCTTCAAACTCAAATTCAACAGATGGTTTACCTTTTTTGTTTACATAAACTCTCATTTTCTATCCAAGTCCATTTCTATCGCTTCGAGTGTGCTATTAATATCTGTAAGAGACCATCCTTGGTAAATAGCTAAAGATATCTTATGTACTTTTTTATCATCAAATTCAGGCCATTTTTCTTTGACACATTCTTCAATAGTATCAATTAGTTTAATCTGACCATTGATATACTTTTTCATACCTTCCATTAAATTTCTCCTAAAATCTGATTGATTGTTTTAGCGTTCATACGAATTTGTTCGCTTGACGTTTCATGTCGATTAGCTGATAGTAACTGTTCAATCAATTCTCTTCTAATTTCACTTTTCCATTCATTAATAAGCGATAATTCATCTTCAATGTTTAGATAAGTTACACGACCTTCTTCGTCTTTAATACAGTAGCCACGCTTAACATCTCTCCAAATATATTGTTTAACTGTATTTTCCGTAAATCCAAGCTTTTCTGAGGCTTGCCGTTGAGTTGATTCAGGATTTTCTTTAAAAAAATCACGCATGATTTCAATTTTTGTTTTCATTTAAAATGACCTCCATATCCTCTAAATACTTGCTATCATCACCATTTGTGCGGTAGTTTCGCATGGCTATCAATATCTGATTAAGCTTGTCGTCCATACTGTTTCCTCATATAGGCATCAAATTCGGCCCACTGCTTTTCAGATGACAATCGCTTAGTATTGTGTTTAATCGGTTCCTGTTTTTTGGTTTTGCAAAAATAAAATCTAATAGTTTCATGTTGTTTCTCCTTTTTCATATCCACTGGTCCGTAAAAATCTATTAACATCTGCTAGGTCATATAGTACTTTCCCGTTTTCTGATGACCTTTTAAAGTTAAATTTCCCTTGTTCTCTCCACTGGGTCAATTTAGTTCGCCCCCATCCAGTTTCTTTTTCTAGCCGCTTCATGGTTATCCATTCAATAGACTTGGCGTTTTTGGTCTGCGCTATTTTTATCGCTTCCATATTTAGAGCGATTAAATCTTCAAGCAGTTTTTTTCTAAACTCAGGTCCAAATATTTCAATGACCATAGTTTTCCCTCTCTCTTATGTTATAATTAAGTAAATTAAAATTTGTTTTGAGTCCGTTTCCCGTCGGACTTTTTTGCTATCTAAATTCGTCTAAGCTGACGCCCAAGTCATCGGCAATTTTTTTCATTTTGTTAAACGAAATATCTTTTTTACCGATATTCATAATGGTGTTGTAACTAATTCCTGTTTTCTCCGATAACTCTTTTTTACTCATTCCTTTATCAATGAGAATTTTGTCTAGTTTTTTCTTCATAGATTATCCAAACTTCAATATGTTGTGTTTTTTATATATCGATAAAACAATATATTGTGTCTTTCGTTCCTTTCTGATATAATTCATTCGAATATGACCTCTCACCGTTGTATTCAAAAAATTAC